CCCATCCGTGCCGGTGCCGATGGCCAGCCCGACATCGGCCTGGGCCAGCGCCGGGGCATCATTAATACCGTCGCCCACCATTCCGACGCGTTCGCCTCTCTGCTGCAGTTCCTTGACCAGTAAGTTCTAGTTGATCACCAGTGTCAGCAAATGTTTGATCTCCAGCATAAACAAATCTAGACTGATCCGTTACTACCTTTTTCCAATATAGGGTGTTACCTTCTGCAGACTTTGCATCAGAGGCTTTAGATACGAAAGTTAAAATTTCTAGAACGTCGTTCTTAACACCACTGTAAGTACCATCTGTATCAATAACTGCGATGTGGAACTCGTCATACTTACCACCTGCAGCTTGTACACCGAAAGATGTTCCTGGTTGAGGAGCAAGTGCACTCCACTTTCTACCAGATGCGTACTCTAGTGTAGAATATACATCGTTAGACTGTATTGCAGTTACAGTTGCAATGGTAGTACCACCAGCATCAGTAAGTGTAGTTGTAGAACCTAATCTCTTTGTTGTATCCCATAGAGTAATTTCTAGAGTATCTGATCCAGATGACTTGAATACATTACCACTATAAGTATTACTGCCATCGGTCCACTCAACATAAGTTCCAGCGGTAGGAAGAGGACTACCAACAGTTGCAACTGTAATAGTTACATCGTCTGTTGAGTCTGCACCACCAATAGTACTACCTAAGATTGTGATTGTATCAGTACCAGCATATCCAGATCCACCAGCAGTAACAGTGACTGTATCTACATCACCATTTGCATCTCTGGTAATCGTAAACTTTGCACCAGTACCAGATCCAGAAGTTGCACCTGTTACATTAGTATAGGTTTCACTTGCTTCACCAGCAAGTGTTGTTCCTGCACTGTTGGTGACTGTTAGAATTTGACCAGCAGCAGGTGTTACAGTAACTTTTTGGTCAGCACCGTGGTCAACAACTGCAACTGAGATACCATTATTGAAAGTACCTGCAGTTCTTGCTGCCCACTCATACGGATTTGCAGTTCTGATTTCAAAGTCGTCCTTATTCTTAATTAAAAGAGATGCATCACTTGTACCATCTCTCTTAATATTTGCGTTATTAAGACCTAGGTTAGTTCCTGTTGGACGAATAACAGCAACAACAGCACCATACTGAATCAAGGTGCTTGCAGCAAACCATGACTCGTAGTTATATGAGTTTGGTCTACCAAAAATTTCTACTAATTCTCTCTCTGATGAGATGTAGGTTACTACGTCAGTTGGTCCTCTCTCAGCATCAATAGCAACGACACCAATATTTTGATCTGCTACGTTAACTGTTGCTGTAAAATCAACCTCTTTGACTAGTACTCCAGGAGAAGCTAATGCCATGTTTTATACCTCTATGAGATTTTTTTCTCAAAACTATTTATTATTTCGTCCTTTTTCAGCGGGGAAACAATGCATGAACACACTACCAGTCAGGATATTCCCATTTGTTAAGAACTTTTGACACCATTCTACTAGCAACAACTCTTTTTATAGTACAGTCCTTACACTCATATGAATATGAAGATGGAAATGCACCTCTATCTTTTCTGGTTTGATAGAAATCGGTAAGCAAATCTTTCTCGGAATTACAAGATCTACATTTTCTTGTAGAAAAAATTAAATGTTCTAAAGAAAAATGTTCTTCTATATCCATTACTTATACTCCCACATGTAACTCATTTCTCCGTACTCATCTATTTTGTTCCATACATCACCCTGCTCATCAACATACACATCTTCATCATCAACACCATTTAGAATAAATCCGAATGGTGCCATGTCCTCTTCAATTGATTCTCTCTGATCCTCAAAGATTCTTTTTCTGACATCATCGGAAGTGAGTTCTCTGAAGTAATCTTGTACAGACAACCAAGCGAAGATAACAAGACACATTGCAAGGTCATCATTACATCCTTCTTCTGCTTCAAAGGATTGTTTCTTTTGAATGAAGGTTGTCATCTCAGCAATAATATCGTAATCATTGATCAATAACTTATCATCTTCAATCAGTGCTTTGAGGTTTGAACATCCAGTCTTTTTAACTGTAGATGTCATCTTGATTCCCAATTGTGACTTGTGTGAGAATCCTTGTCCAACAATCTGACCAGCACGTCCTCTCATTGCACACATGAGAAGATTGTCATACTCAAGATCAAACTGCATAATATCTGCAACCTGACCACCGATGTCGTTCACCTCACATAGAACAAATGCATGGTTGTAACTCTTTGCTACTGGTTCTATGATATTAGGGAATAGGAGAGGTTTTATATTATTGTTCTTATATTTTGCAACTACCTTATATGGAATTGTAGTAATATCTACTACAACAAAAGCAGAGTAGTCATTACTAACACCTCTGGATACGTCAACTGTCATAACGTATTCATGTTCTGGAATTGGTAACTCGTACACATCCAATCCATTCCTCCTCTCTAGAGGATCCTCATAGACCATTGTTCTGAGTTTGGATGCCGCAATCAGAGTATCAACAGATCCTAAGAACTCACACTCAAATTCCTGAGTGAACTGACGTTCAGATGTGTTTTTGATCGTCTGCTCCTTCCAGGCAGCGTCTCTACCAGGGACTTGAGACCAATGGACCTCTGTAGTCACATATTCGTTCTTACCCCTCTCAGCGTCATGCCAGAGTTTGTAGAACATGTTCATCCCATTGGGAGTAGAGATGATAATAACTTTAGTTGACTTACCAGAAGAAATGGTAGGATATACAGACGAGAAGAACTGTTCTGCGATGTGATTTGGAACGAACGCAAATTCGTCCAGGAAGATGATGTTGAATGACATACCTCGGACAGCAGAACTAGAGGTTGATGCTGCAAGGATCTTAGATCCATTCTCTAGTTCTACGTTACCTTTGTTCCAAGCGAGGATACCATGTTGCATCCACTTAGGTAAATTCTCATACGCTAACTGCAAACGTGAGAGAAGTTCTCTGGAAGTAGATGCTTTGTTTGCAAGAATACCAATATTGACGTTATCGTTAAATATGATATAATGTAGTAGATAAGACACAACGGTAGTTGATTTACCAGTCTGTCTCGGTAGTTTAGCAATATTAAATCTATTCTCGTGAAACCTTTGTACCATTTCCTCTTGGAAATCATACATGCTAAAAGGTACTAGACCTTCATCCAGAGAAACAATTTTGATATAATTTTTTGCGAAATATACTGGATCATCCTTACACTTCATGAACTCAAGAACTTGTTCCTGAGTAAACTCTATAGGAGTATTTGCTTTCTTTAGATTCGGATTACCAAGATAAATGCTATCAGCAGATGACACAGTATATAATTTCAGCTGTAAATATTTAGAACATATCTTGCTCTAGTTGTTCTAATCTCTTTTCCCATGTAATTCCACTAGTTGAACCTCTACATGGATTTATGCAATTATCATCACCAAACTTATTGCAAACTAATCCTGCTAGGTCATGTGGATCTCCCTCACGTCCAGTGCCAGACCAATAGTGTTGACCATTAATCCAAATAGCACCGCACTTAGAGCATTCCTTCCTCTCAATTTTGAGGTCGGACAGTTCTCGGTCGTTTTCCATTTGAGTACCTATAGTATGGTATAGAGATTATACCATACTATTTACCAAAATAAGACATTCTTAAGACTCATATAAGATATAAGAAGAAATTATTAAGGGTTGTCTACCAGCAACAAGTCAAACATTGCAGACACAGTACAGTTGCTTCCTGTGTATGCTCGTACATCAATATCAGTTTTTTCAGTAAACCTGATTGGAATAGTAAACAGTGTGTGCATATTACTACCATACAAGTTCAATTCACTAGCAACTCTGAATACTCCACCAGAAGGTCTCTGGAACATTCTTACCGAGTTCTCCTGATTCTTATTCTGTGTTGCAGCAAAAGACTTTAGATATGCGGTCTTACCAGCTGGTACTGTATAGTATGCAACTTGGGTTTGACCCATACCAGCAGAAATATAACAGATAACAGTGGAACCGTGTTTGATATCAATATTACCAACATTGGTAACACCAGATGCAATAAATGCTCTGTGTACTCTCAAAAACTGTTGGTTTCCAGTTACATCGGTAGAACCATTTAGAGATAGAGTTTCTTCCACTTCATTGTAACTACCATCTAATCCTTGAATAGTAATAGTTTCAGCACCAGTGTTTGCTGTATCACTATCTGTACCAGAACTAGATGCAACAGTAACTACAGATGCACTTGATGGAAATACGTATGCACCACCCTTTGACCAAACTGTGTCGTAGGTTGCTGATGTGGTTTCTACTGCACCAAACTTATGGACGTTTGCATATCCAGGAGTGAGACCAGCAGCAATATTGATCTCATTATACATAGATCCACCACATGCGCCAATGTTACCGAACTGATCGGCACACATGT